CTGTATTGTTGTGTTAGGATATACAAGTCAATGATGTTATTTGGACTTGGATCAATGCGTCGATTGTTTGGACTATTATGACGGTATTGGAAGTAGATGTCTTGGCGACCTAGTTTAGCTGAATATCCAGTAACAAGATTTAGTGTATAGACTGCTCCGGTGATCTCTAATTGATAAAACGTATCACTTGGTACAATATAAAATAGTTGGCCATTTTGATATAATGTAGCTGCTACCTGTGCATCACGTAGGCTAGCATATTGTGATACCACGGTGTTGTTATCAACCGGTGTTTCAGTTACAAAATTGTCATAGCCTGTGGTTGATTGGAAGTAGACATATTTGTTTGTAGTATCAACATTAGGATTAACTAATAATTCAAATAGTTCAGGGTTGTCTGGAATACCATCATTGTCAACATCAGAGAATGTTACATAGATCCTGTTGATATCAGTGTATCCATCAACTTCAGTGATGCTCTCGTAGATGTTCCAGATATAGTCAAGTGCCAATGCATTACTGTTATCGGGTTGTGTATTGACTTTTAATACTTTGATCTGATCTTTAACTGTTAATCCAGTAGTAGCATCAAATATTTTTGTGGTTCCGTCATAGTAGAAATTAGTTTCTTGCACGCTTTCAAATACATAATTTAATCCACGATAGCTGACCGTGTATGTTTGCCCTACAGTCTGGAATGCTATGAGCCAACTGCTGTCTAAGGCCTGTCCACTAGTGTCGCCAGCATTGGTTAAAGTAAATGCATCAACGGTATTTAAATCTTGTGGTGTGATGATCTTCCAGCTAGCTGATGCTATATCATAGCGTAGACCAAAATTAGCAAAAGCCTGTATATAACCAACCATAGTCGATACTAGAGCATTTGAAAACGCTACATTAAACACAGCAAATACTCGATCAGCTACCGGTAGTTCATCTACGGGTATGATCTGATTGATAGTCACCGGACCTTCACCATTTGACAAATTACCTTGACCACCGTTAGTGCCATCTCCTACCACTAGTTCAATCGCAGCATAGACATAATACTTGTCGCCTGGGTTACGTGGTGTACCTGTTTGTATACGATTCTGTGCATCAAAGTAATTACCATCACCTGCTGATAGTTTAACTATAGAACTCTGCACGATATATTTGTTGGTGCTGGTCACTGCTGCGCCAATCTGTAGGATCTTACCTGTGCTGTCAACAAAATAGCCCGTGCAACCATTGGCGATAATCGTTGATGTATGCCAATAGATGTCAGTTAGATCTAATAAGGGATAGTGTGCATAGAAAAACTGTAGTGTTTCTGGTGCTTGTGCGATCGGTGCTATACGATCGTAGATAACTTTATAAATGTCATTGGTGGTATTGTAGTCAAAGCTGAATGTATTGACCGTGTTGTCACGGTATAACATGCCATCTTGTGCAAAGATATTAGTAGATGAATATTTCCCAGTTACATCGATAACATCTAAATAACGGCTGATACCACTTGATGTTCTATTAACTGCTTTGATCTTTAAAATATCATTGAATAATGTATAAGGTAAGATATTATAATCTTCACCGGTGATCATACGATTCTGTGTGTAGAATTGTTGTGGCGCTTTTTGTTTAACGCTGTCAAGACTTTCACGTGCAGTGGCATTGGCTACTGTATATTGTAAGCTGGCTGTGATTGTGATAGTTTCAACACGACCGGCGGCACTGACGTAGTTGATCGGTATTACTAATCCTTGCATTTCATCAGGAGTGATCTTATATTGTAGGCCATTGCTGACGCGATAGTAGATACGGAAGTTACCTTGTGGAATGTTAGCAAATGATCCATCACCAAAGACCAAATCAATTTGATCACCTGCGCGGCTGTTGATCTGATAGATGTTTTTGTTTAATGTTGCGTTGTAGATAACATTAGTGTTGGCCACTGCTGGAACTTTTTCCCATAGCGTATCCAAGTTACCATTACTGTCTAGGCTGTATAACCAAACATCTGTGTTATTGATGTTGTTGGTGTTGATACTGTAGACACGATTAGGAATACTTTCAGCAAGATTGAAATCTAAGCTCTTTAGTTCACCTTGTTTGAAATATAAGAAATAACCTGTGTTGTTGCTGCCGTTGCCTAGATTGTCATTTCTATATAAAAAGTTAAATGGAGCATTTAGTTTAGGATCAGCTTCGTAGATATAAGTTGCATTTGCACTGGTAGGACTTACCATCTCAAACGACATCTGTGTTCCGGCCACTGTTGATTTAAAACTGTAAGTAGCTAATATATTGGATACCAAGTTGATTTGATATTCTTCGTTAGTAATGCCATTAATGATCTGACTATAACTAGGTTTTCCAATAGCTTGATTGTTGACTAATGACGCATTAAGTATCAGGGTCATTTGTTCTAACCAATTGCTATTGCCTGCATCTGCCCAATTAATCACTAGGCCACTTAGATTAAGTCCGTTGCTGTCAAATACATTTTCAGTAGTTGATACGCTGTTGAATTTTAACAAGCCAACGGCAGGAATATTACGTTTAGGATTATAGCTGACCAGACGTGCTAGTTTAAGAATACTGTCACGACGTTGTGCTGTATCGATAAAGTTTTCACGGGCATTCAGATCTGCGCGGAACGCTAGGCTTTGACCTAGGAACGCGATCATATCTATAAGGGCAATGAATTCACTAGATTCAATGAAGTCATTAAAATCTTCAGGATAGTAAAGCTGTAAGTAGCTGACCATACTAGCACGTAGAGTTTCGAAGTCATAGCTTTGGAAGTCTGCGTTACGGAACGCTTGATATAGCTTAGTCCAATCTTGTGAGACTAATAAACTGGTTTGTCGTGTGGTGGTTGCCATGCTATTTCCCTATTATCTAGTATTTATCAGGAAAATAAACTATGTAGTTAATTACTGTACAGAAAGTGTGTTTGTAGTGCCGTTAAAATTCATTAACATGACTCTGGATTGATTAGTTAAAACGTAGCGTAGTTGTAGTTCTATTTGTATACCTTGATCATATTCTGTAACTATGATATTATCAAAGCTCACACGTGGGTCATAGCCAGCGATAGCACGGATATCCTGTGTGATCACGCTTTTTAAGTCTTCTGTAAATGGCTCAAATAAAACATTCCAAATGATAGTGCCAAAATTTGGACGCATGAGCTTTTCACCTTTGCGTATATTGAAATGATTAAAAATGTCCTGCTTGATCAAATCAAAATCCGTGAGGCGGAAATTCTTGCTAGTTCCTAGGGTGCTAAATCCTTTATATGTAGTGGCCATGTAAATATTTATCCTTGGTTAACAGCCTGGACTTTAGGTGCTAGAACCGCCACTGCATACTTACCTTTGTTAAAATATGTTGCCCCAGTGGTTCCGTATGCATCAGCTGAGTTTTGTCCGCTACGATATTGTTTAGCCCCACCTGGTCCTAATAAGTGACTAACTGCCAACATACCAGCTACATCTTCTGGAGATTGGCCAGCATCTACAGCACCAATCTTACACATGGTGGTATAATTGCGTTGCGTATAACTACACATAGCCGATTCTTGTTCATTTGGGTTAGCTAACCAAGTATCTAAACTATCAATTCCGTTTTTACCAGTCCAACTATTAGGATTACGTAATTGAGCATTACTCCTACAACTACTTTTTACATATCCTGCGTCAATTAATGCTGTGTAGCCAAATTGATATTTGCCTACATAACCGATACTATTTACTGCTTGATAGTTCCCACCACTTTCACTTTTACCTATCTGTGCAAAATAAGCAGTTAACTGGTCACCGGCTAAATTACCAATGGTGCAACCGCACGGTGGCTGGTTTCGTAAATCTTTTTCTCCTGCTGGATTCTGCACTCCTGAATCTCCAGCGGTTTTAGTAGCATCTACCGCACCTTGATAAGCGGCAGCAGGTTGGATGCCAGGGCTGGTTGGTTTAAAAAATACGCCAGTATTTCCTCGTTGAAATGGTTCGTGTGTCGGAGCCACTGTTACTATAGTGCTTAGGGCATTGGGAACTATGCGCCAGGCACCGTTGGAATTTAATGCTGTGTTTGGTAAGGAATTTATTTGTAAAGTATCAACCCCTTTTACTGGTACAGTCTTACCACTATTTTGATATATGCCCGATCCTTCGGTAGCAAATGTTCCCGTAGCTCGTAATGACATCGACGACTCTGTTTCGACGTTAAAGGCTGCACCTGCTTTAAATTCAGTTTGCCCTGTAGATTCAACACGTAACTGTCCTGTTAATAATTCTGTTTTAACAGTTTCTAATTTAATTTGTGTGCCGGATTTCATATTAATACTGCCAAATGCCTGTATATTAATATCTAAATCACTGTGTAGATTAATATTATTTTCGCTACGAACATTAAATGTTCCAGATGCGTAGGCACTAATACTACCATCTGATCCTAATTCGATCCAACTACCGCCATCAGCATGACCGATATAGATAGTATTATTAGTATCATGCATTAACAATTGATGTCCGCTAGCAGTGCGCAATCTTACCAATTGGTCTTCACCTAGTGTAGCACCATCATCCATAACAAACACATGTCCGCCTTTGCGCGATTTAATCTTAAAGTAATCAGGTGGTAGTGCTCCCGAATTTAATTTTTCAAGATATTGTGGATCATCTGCTGGGTCGTTTGGATACGGTCTTCCTGGTGTACTAATACCAAATACTTGGCTTGGGCTCTCACGTTGGCTAGAACTAGATATTGCTCCGCGCACCGGATCTTGATCTAATCCTTGGGTTTTTAATATATTATATTGTATCTCGTGTATGGGTTTATTATTGAGATAAAATGCTGTGTTGGTAAAATCTTTAGTATATTCGTTAAATTCTACTACAGGAACTATATCACCTTTTTCATACGATTTTCTATCGTTGGCGCTAAGGCTGTTGATATCTACGTTTTGAGTGCCGGCTAGTGCAGGGATCATATAATGACTGAGACTACTATTAACACAGGCGATAAAATAACCGCGTAGTGGATCTCCTGCAATAAACATAACAATAACTTCAACACCAATGTCTGGCGGAACCATCCACATGCCATAACTATGCGCAACATTTTCAAAGGTATTAGATTTATTGGGCGTGTCAGATTGTTTTTGAATTTGATTGGTGTAACCCATAAATGGGCTAGCATAACCAACTGTGCGCCAGTTATTTGGATCGTCTGGTGGTCCACCTAGATCCGGAATATAAACCTGTAATCGACCACTTCGTGTAGGATCTAAATTATTTTTAACTATACCTACATATGGATATGGGTCGACACGAGTACCAGTGGCCTGTTCTCTGCGTGCCGCTTTAATTACTTTACTACCTATGCGATGATCGATTGCCATTTATCTTTCCTTTGATTATACTATTGCTGTTGCGCCAGGCACTCTATTACCTCTACTAGATATTGGAGTAAAGTTAGGTGCTATGGCCTGCGGTTCTGTTTGAGCAGTTATGGTTTCTTCTGGTGCAGTTTCATTTACTACACGCAGATCCTGTGCATTCTGTGTTAGCAATGGCGGTACGTTATTGGCTTCTTGTGCTGCCTGTTGATCCTGCCCAGGAGTTTGATCAATTGCAGTGTCACTGGCATCAGCAGTAGACTTTTGTGCTCCGCCACTTTGTAATAGGCTAGGAATGATCGGTGGCGACTCTGTGACTCCTAATTGTCCAGGGAATGCTTTTGTAGTTTCTGATCTTTGATCAGATTTATTATTTTGTCCGTTAACATAATCAAACGCACTTTGTCTTGGCATACGAACTAAATCTAAATCTTGTGTAAATTGTCCACCGTGGAAGTTGCTAGTTACTTGTATAACTTGATATAGCCCGCTG